CCAACTGAACTACCAGCAAATAACACTAACTGGTTCTATAGCGTTACTGACGAAGTAGACATCATGGTAAACACAACTTCAGGTTGGAAGGGTTATCGCAATGTAAACTTCAATAGCAATGGCTTCCCACTACCAAGCGGTTCTAACACAACTGATCCAAATGGTCCTATCGTAAGCGCAAGCATGCCAACTGAGCAATCAGACGGTACTGCTCTTTCATATGGCGATATCTGGATCGATACTAGTGATTTAGAAAATTACCCAGTAATCAGCCGCTGGCAGATGGTTGACGGTGAAGACATGTGGGTATTGATTGATAATGCCGATCAGACAGATTCAAATGGTGTATTATTCGCTGATGCTCGCTGGTCAAGCAATCAAAACACTATCAATCCTGCAAATGATCCTATCCCAACAATCAAGAGTTTGTTGACTAGCAACAATCTTGACTTAGATGCGCCAAATAGCAATAACTATCCAGTAGGTATGTTGTTGTTCAATACACGCAGAAGTGGATACAACGTCAAGCAATGGAGAAATAATTACTTCAATTCATTGAGTTTCCCTGATGAGACTATACCTACTATACGTAGCACATGGGTAAGCGCAAGCGGCTTACAATCAAACGGTGCTCCTTACATGGGTCGCAAGGCTCAACGTAACATGGTAGTAGAATCATTGCGCTCAGTAATTGATACTAACTTATCAATACGTGATGAAGATAACTTCTTCAACTTGATGGCAACACCAAACTATCCAGAATGTCAACCTAACATGGTTGTATTGAATAGTGATCGTGGTGAGACGGGTTACATCTTAGGTGATACTCCAATGGGATTACCAGAAGATGCAACAGCAATTCAAGCATGGGCAACTAACGCCGCAGGTGCTACAAGCACAGGTGAGACAGGTTGCGTGACACGTAACACTTATCTAGGCTTGTTCTACCCAAGCGGTATCGCACTTGACCTAAGTGGTAACGAAGTCGCTGTACCAGCAAGTCACATGATGCTAAGAACATTCTTGCGCAATGATACAGTCGCTTATCCTTGGTTAGCGGCAGCAGGTACACGCCGTGGTATCATCGACAACGCATTGAATATAGGTTACTTAGATCGTACAACTGGTGAATTCCAAGTCATCAAGACACGCATCGGTATACGTGATGTTCTATACATCAACTTCATCAACCCATTAGTGTTCTTCACTGGTAACGGCTTGTTGAACTATGGTAATAAGACATCAAAAAATAGTCAGAGTGCGTTGGATAGAACAAACGTTGCAAGACTTGTTGCTTATGTCCGTCGTCAATTGACTATAGCCGCAAGACCATTCGTGTTCGAACCAAATGATGCATTGACTCGTCAACAGATATCTGGTGTCGTTCAATCATTGATGGTCGACCTAGTGTCTAAGAGAGGTATCTATGACTACTTGGTAGTCTGTGATGAATCTAATAACACTCCTGCTAGAATAGATCGTAATGAGTTGTGGATCGATGTAGCACTTGAACCAGTCAAGGCTGCTGAATTCATCTACATCCCAGTTCGTATCTTGAACACAGGTGAGTTGTCAGGAGCGTAATGAGAGATAATGAGAGCCTCGCGAGGGGCTCTCAAGCATGATAAATACTATACAGTAGGAGAATTTACAAATGGCAACAGCCTCACAATCATTGTTCAACATGACAGTAGCATCTGATAATGCCGGTGGCAATCAGGGCCTGTTGATGCCAAAACTACAATTCCGCTTCCGTGTCAACTTCCTAAATTTTGGTGTTGACGCAGCCGGCGGCCTATCATTAACAAAACAAGTTATTGACTGCGCACGTCCTAACTTAAGTTTCGCAGAAATTCCATTGCAAGTTTATAACTCAACTATCAAACTTGCTGGCAAGCACACATGGGCTGATGTCAACGTCAACGTTCGTGATGATGCTTCAGGAACAGTTTCAAGAGCAGTTGGTCAGCAATTGCAGAAGCAATTAGATTTCGTAGAGCAGGCTTCAGCGGCAACTGGTCAAGATTATAAGTTCCAGACTAACATCGAAATATTAGATGGTGGTAACGGTACTAGTGCTCCAGTAGTCCTTGAGACATGGGAACTATATGGTTGCTTCTTGAAATCAGCAAACTATAATACATTGAACTACGGTACATCAGAAGCAGTAACAATCGCACTCGCTATCACTTATGATAACGCAATTCAGTCACCATTGACAAGCGGCGTTGGTCAGAGCATCGGCAGAATACTAGCAGGCGAAAGCACAACTGGTATCGGCGCGGCAACTTAATAGTTAGGAGATCCTGTACATGTCAGGATTTTTTCAGAACCTATTACAGGATACTGCGGCCGGTTTCTTTGGTAACGACTACCTTAGAGACTATACACACGCAAGCAAAACATTTAGGAGCAATTCTTATCAGAATGCTCCTAAATACAAATTCATATTCCACACTTATTTTAATGTGAATCCTGAAGCATTTCCTACAGGTGTGAATATTAATTATGGAATACTAGTCAAAGATATTAAACTACCTAGTTATAATTTTCAGACTGTTCAGATGAATCAGTATAATCGTAAAAGAATTATACAGACAAAAATAAAATATGATCCTGTAGCCGTGACATTTCACGATGACAATGGAAATACTGTCAACAAACTTTGGTATGCATATTATACCTATTACTATGCTGATGCTACTAAACCTACTGTATTCTTAGGTAAGAAAGGTGCTACACCGCCTAGCACTGGTACTAGCAACACTCCAGGCACTACTAACGCTGATTATGATATCAATAACATTTATAATGATAGCATACAAGGCAATGATAACTGGGGTTATATAGGTGAGACATCAACACCTAGAAATGGTAAGAAAGTTCCTTTCTTTAAAAATATAACTATCTTCGGTTTCAATCAACATAATTTTACAGCATACACATTGATAAACCCTATCATAACAAATTTCGGTCACGACACTTACAACTATGAAGAAGGTAGTGGTGTGATGAAAAATACCATGACTGTAGATTATGAGACAGTTGTATATAACGAAGGTGCTATCGATGGTCGTAAGCCAAATGATATCGTAACAGGTTTCGGTGATCAGGCAAACTATGATAGAACTGAAAGTCCTATATCAAGACCAGGTGCTAATGGCAACATATTAGGCCCAGGCGGATTATTAGATGCAGGCGGTGGTATAATCAAAGATTTACAAGATGGAAATATTTTAAAAGCAGTACGAGATGCGGGTACTGCATATAATACTGTAAAGAATTCAAATGTGAAGGCTAACTTCAAGCAAGAACTTAAAGGTATGTTAGCACCATCTAGAGGTGGTTTCGGTAGCCCTATCAGCACGAATAGAAATATATTGTTTGACATTCCTGATAGATCAGTTACTCCTTATTTCATAGGAACAGCAGGCTCACCTACTATAAGTAATCCTCCTACACCAAATCCAGTAACTGTAGTACCTACAGCAGGAACACAAGTGAGAAAGTAACAGATGCCACTAGTATACACACAAGAAGAATCTATCGATAGAACTATAAAAATATTTGATGATTTTTATAACATCAATCTAATAGTACCTACAAATCAATATGATGTTGTTCGTAGTTATTTTATAGGCGTTTGTGCAGATCGTCAAACCGCAGAAAATTTTACCGCCTTTCTTTTTAGAATAGCGCAAGAAGCAGGTATAGATGCTTTAGAATTACTACAAGAAATAAAAGGTGTAAACAATACAGTTGAATTAAATCAAACTATGGCTTATTACATGAATAGTTTTAAGTCTAAAGTTAGCCTATATGGTGTAGCGGTAATACCTAAACCAGTACAGCCTGTAGCGAGAAACGTAGTGTTATGATATGTCTAATTTCGCTCAAGGTAGATATCAAGTAAAAAACAAAAACAAATATGTAGGTAAAACTGTACCTAAATATCGCAGTGGTTGGGAACTAACATTCATGATGTTCTGCGATAACCACGATGGTGTCATTCAATGGGCTAGTGAAGCGATACAGATACCATATAGAAATCCTCTTACTGGAAAACAGACAGTTTATATACCCGACTTTTTCGTAGTGTATCAAGATAAGTTTGGTAATCAGAAAGCAGAGATAGTAGAGATTAAACCCAAGAAACAAAGCCTCATTGAAAGCCGTGTGGCTAGTGCTAAACAAAGAGCAACAGTAGCATTGAATCATGCTAAATGGGCGGCTGCTATGGCCTATTGCAAGAGGATAGGTTGTACCTTTAGGGTCATAACTGAAGATGATTTGTTTTATAAGGGCAAACGCAAATAAATAGTTCATGACTAAGAAATTGGAAGAACTATTTAACCTCTCTAGCAAAGAAGAGGAACCAGAATTAGAACTGCCCCCTGAGACTAAAGAGATCACAGAAGCGGCTCTAAATAATTTAGAAAAGATTGAGAACGCATTACCTCAAGTGCGCGGTCTAGAGACCGCTGACGTTGAGATGGATCAACTAGCAGACCTAGCCCAGAATAGTTATAAAGACTTGATGGATTTGGGTATGCAAGTAGATAGTCGTTTCAGTAGCGAGATATTCAACGTTGCTGGAACTATGCTAGGACATGCTATAACGGCCAAAACTGCTAAAGTAAGCAAAAAACTCAAGATGATTGAGTTACAGTTAAAGAAGGCAGCATTGGATCAGAAGCAGAATAGCAAGGATAAGGAGATCGAAGCGACTCCTATAGGTCAGGGCAAGGCATTAGATCGTAATGAGATACTTAAAGCCCTTCTTGACAAAAACACGAATAAATGATAAATATTAGATACGGGAACTATAGATATGAAAAGCCTCAAACATTACATAGCAGAAAGCGTACACTTATACGAAGTGACTATTAAAGTCGCCGGGGAAGTCGATAAGAATTTCCTCGACTTATTCATTTTCAATCTTAATAAATTTGATCCAGCAACACCAATAACACCAAAGACACTACCGATACAAAAAGATGTCTATGGTTTCCCGGGCGTTAAAAATGAACCTGTAACATTATTAAGATGCAAATTCCGTTATCCATGTACAGAACCAATGGTTCAACAACTAGCACAATTGCTAGGTTACAATGTAAATTATGTTCGTTTGGTAGATAGCAAGTATGATGACAGTATCAATAAAGAGCAAGAAGAGTATGCTAACCAAATGACAGTAAACGCAAAAGATTTTGATAAGATAAGCGGTGCAGAACAAGCAAGCAAAGATTATGGTGATTCATATCTAAACAGCATCAAAGATCAAAGCAAAGATGCTAAGATCATGATACCATATGCCGCTAAAGAAACACCGGACGCATTTGATCCATTCAAGCCATACCTAGATGATAAGTCAATGGGTGACAAGAGCCCTATGACCAACATCAAGCGTCCAGCAAAGCCTAAGACAGGCGCATTGGCGTAAGGGGATAACACATGGACTTTAAGAAATTTTTAGA